CGGTTGCTGAGCACCTTGCTGGAGATCAAGCATTCATATCAAAGGTTGAATCAGGCGAGCGTGGCGTTAAGCTCGGAGAAGTCTTTTCTTTTGCCGAAGCCTTAGGTATAGAAGCTTCCGATCTTATCGAAGCGTTGCGTACGTATCGATAGCTTTAGATTACTTTTTAATATAAGAAACTTTATGTAGGACGTGCTTCTTAAAAGAGGCACGTCCTTTACTGTGTATTACTTGCCACGTCAACATCAAAAGATAAAAGAAAACGGCCCAGAGATTTCTCTCTGAGCCGATTCAAGTCGTGGTGGCGGGGAAGGGAATCGAACCCCTGACACGGGGATTTTCAGTCCCCTGCTCTACCAACTGAGCTACCCAGCCATTGGTGCTTCGAAAAGCTTATTTACTATAACAGACTCAAGCGCTTCGTCAAGCGGGCAATTTATACAATCCAGAAATTTTTTCCGCCAGTGAGGTCAAATTCAACGGTCATACCTTTTATTGCAAAAAACGCCTCAATTTGCTCCTTTGTTTTCTCAAGCTCTTGACCGTCGATTTTCTCGCGCTCATCGGCTTTCTCGCTAGAGGGGAGTTCTATCCAGAGAGTTTGCTTACCACATGTGTCACGCAGGTGAACTTTACTTAAAAGGCCCTGCTGAGCAAGCCTTTCATTGAGATGAATGAGGTCAAAGAAGTTGACAACTTTTGGCATGCTAACTCGTTTCTCTAAACGCTTACTCTTAAGCATACACGTTTGCAAATTGGTACAATAGATTGAACTACTTCTTCATATTATTACCGCAGGTTAACAGGTATATAGCTAACATTTACGTCCCAATTCGTCCCAATTATCTGCATATGGATGCGCTTTGTATGCAACGGCGATAGTCTTCGCGAGCATTTCCGCTTCTGGTTTATCGTAGTGAATCTCCGTGACGCTTGTTCCTTTATGTCCCATCATGCGCTCAATCTTCTCACGTTCAACGCCTAGCTCCCAGTGGGTGAACGTTTGCCATGAATTACGTAGGCGTCTCACTGGACGATAAGGAACGCCATCCACTTGTTCAACTAATGGCCGCCATACATCAAGCAGACGCTGTTGTGTTATTGGCCTGTCTCTTGGCCCTTGCAATATCCATTCATCATCAGACGCCTGTGCGAGCTCGTAGAGACGCGCTCCGAGAGGTCCTGGAACAACAGACGCGTGAACGCTTTGCGTGGTCTTTAGGCGGCTAGAGAGACCGTATTTTTGCGTCATCTGCCTAGTAATTGGAATGATGGCCACGGGAACACCGTCGAACTCGACCAGCTCGACCTCATCGTTTCTAATGGCCAACGTTTCACCAACACGCGCGCCACCAAAGGCCGCCGCGATAAACCAAGCCTCTAAGTATGTGCCACGGATAGATCCATAAAGCTTATGTAGTTCGTCAAGCGTCCAGATACCGTTTTCACGCTTTTGGCCATTCTTCGGCATATGGTAGGGGCGTCTGGCAATATCCGCGGAGCAAATATCGCGGAGCTCACACTCTGAGTATATAAGCCTGAGAATAACTTTCGCGTTTCTCGCGTGCGAGATGGTCATTTCGTCAAACCACGACTGAACGACCAAGGGGCGAACCGTGTTGACGGGGTTCTTGTCGCGTCTATGATCTGTAAACACGAGTCGCCAGGTGCGCTTGTATGCGTCTATGGTTGCCGCTGAGAGGTCGCCAGACACGCGGCGTTCTTCCAATCGTGGCAGCACCCACATATCCCATACTTGGCCAAGCGTAGGCGCTGGTGCGTCTTCTGAGTGGTTGAGCCGAAGCTCTGCCAGTCTGTCGTATGCTTGGCGCTTAGTACCGCGCACCGTCTCAGACGCGCGGCGATATCCTTGGGACGTTTCCGACCAATACCGAATGCGGTAGCGTTTATTCTTTTCGATTTCAGTTACGCTGCCCCAATTACTGCGCATCGCTTTTCGTGGCATAATGTATATACCTTCCTAACGAGATGGAGGTTGCTCCCTGTTTGTCTTGGCGGACACAGGGAGCTTTTTTGTTATTCTTAACTAAGCCATTACTTATAGTTTTGTGTGTGGCTCGCCTCTGGCCGGAACAGGGGCTTTTTTATTTATTAGTTTCATTATTGGTTGGCGTTTTAATTAACACGTAATCAATTTGTCCCGGCTTCCATTCAAGCGCACCACGCTTATGCTCTGATTGTATTTTCCACCCTTCAGACTGAAGGCGAACAAGCTTTTCTACTTCCTTTTTTCGCTGTAAGTTCACCGTCAAGACTTTGATCTCCGTTTTCTGCTCTGCTTTCTTTTTAAGAAAATCAAACACTGTATCCTCCTTAAATCTTGAAGTCGAACGGTATGGAATACCACACCACTTCACCGATGATGGTAATACTTTCCGTGCCTTCTACCGTCTTATCGTAGACCTGAGCGTGAAAGGTTGGATCCTTAGAGTCTGGGATAAGCTCCACGCCGTTTTCTAGTTGCTTGATGCGCTTGATGGTCGCATCGTATCCGTTCACACAGACCGCATATGCCGTGCCATCCACAACGGGGGACTTCTTCTCCGGATCTACTAACGCATAACATCCATTTGGCAGAACGTTGTTCATGCTCTCACCATCGACGGTCAAGAAGAACGCGTTAGGATGGCGGCGGCGGATTTCACGTGGTGCGAGAATGTGGTCTTCGACTGCGTCCATGTACAGTGGCTGGCCAGCTGCAATTCGACCATAGAGAGGGACATAGACGAATTGTTCTTCGTCACTTAGTCCTTCATCAAGTGAGCCTGGTTCAAAGGCATCATATCCAAACAGTGCTTCCATGCTCACGTGGAGAATGTCAGCAATCTGTTTAATAAGCGATATGTCTTGTGGAGCATATATTCCTTGCTCCCAGTTTCTATATGTTCCAAGCGGCACTCCAAGTTTTTCGGCCATGCTTGCTTGAGTAAAACCACTCGCTTTGCGGAGATTTTTTAACTCGTAAAGCATATCTTAACCTGCCCCTTCTGAAAAATACTCGCTTACTAATTATTTTATATAAAAATATACTTGACAAGTACACGGTTACCTATTATAAATAGTACACGGTTAGCGTGTATATAAGTTTTTATATACAGATGCTACAAGGTCACCGTGTATCCAAGGAGGTGAAAACATGAACGGACAGAAGCTGCGCGAGCTTCGCAGAGCAAGCGGAAAGACGCTGCGCCAGATCTCTTTTGAGAGCGGTGTAACCGAGCAGGCAATTTTGAACGCCGAAGTTAATCGCCATCTTCCACGCATCGACACTTTGCTCGCTATCTGCAAGGCAATCGGATGCTCGGTCTCCGACGTCGTTGATGAAGACGTCGTGACCAACCACTAAGCACCATCGCACTACTTGATTGTTGAACCTTGCAAACCGTATAGACGTAAATCGTTACAGGGAAAACAACAACACTTGCTCTAGCTTTGAGTTGGTGAGTACCTGTTGAAATAAAGTGAATGGCTAATGGTTGCCAGATAACGTTGCATGGTCGTAGTGATAACCATGTAGGACCTTACAGTCCGCCACGCTAAGCGTGAAGAGCGGGCATAGACGCTTTGTTGCTATGCAAGTAATTATTTCCTACATGAGCGAGGAGGTTATATGACGCCAACAGTAGAGACGCCTGAGAAGTTAACGGTCTCAGTGGCTGAAGCTTCAACGATTTCAGGGTTTTCGCGTGCCGTTATTCAAACGGCCATAAAACGCGGTGAGCTTCCAAGCTTGATGCCACATGGTTACGTTCGTGGCCGCCGCATCAAGAAGGCTGAACTTCTTAAATGGATGCGCGAGATGGAGGTTTAAGAGTTGAAAGTAATAAAAAGTGCTCCCACGACTTTGCAGAGCCGCAGGAGCGGGTCAAACAAACCATCCCGGGCGTTTGACCTCTCTATTTTAGCAGGTAAGGCAAAGAGGTTCATCCCGCAGCTGTTTGCAGCCATGAGCCTGTGCGGTGTAACGCCGCTCATCATCTTGTGGCTGATGTGGAAGTTCGGCTTCGCGCCCGCGTTTTTAGTGGCAGTTTTATCAGCCGCAATCATGATCCATTGGATTAACCAAACAGAACCTGAAAGTAGGTAATACATGAGTGTAAAAATCGCATCGCTTGAATTAGAAAACGTCAAGCGTATTCACGCCGTCGAGCTGGAACCAGCTCAGGACGGACTCACCGTCATCGGTGGCAAGAATGCCCAGGGCAAGACAAGCGTACTTGATGCCATTGCATGGGCGCTGGGCGGCGACAAGATGAAGCCTGCCGACCCGAACCGCAAAGGCGGAGCAACACCCGCGAGGTTACGCGTTGAACTGTCTAACGGCATCGTGGTTGAGCGTAAGGGTAAGAACGGCTCGCTCCACGTCACCGACACGACAGGCAAGAAAGCCGGCCAACAACTACTGAACGACTTCATCAGCCAACTAGCGCTCAATATCACGCGCTTTATGAATGGCTCAGACGCCGACAAAGCAACCGCGCTTCTGCAGACGCTTGGCATTGATGCAGAGCTTGCGAAGATTGACGGTTCAATTCGCGCCACCTTCCAAGACCGCCAGCTGGTCGGTCGTGACGCTAAGGCAAAGCGCGCACACGCTGAGAAGCTTCCACACCATGAGGATGCACCAGCCGAGCCTGTAAGCGCCGCTGAGCTTATCCAGGAGCAGCAAGCAATCCTGGCGCGCAACGGCGAGAAACTAAAAGCCAAACAAGACGCGGAAGATACCGCAAAGAAAGCGGAGTTTGCGCGCACGGCGGTAAGCGCCACTAATATGCGTGTTGCAGATCTAGAGCAGCAACTTAACGAAGCACGCGCCGAGCTGGCTAGACGCACGAAGGAAGCTGAGGAAGCTGAAGAAAAGGCGAAGGTTCTAGCACAGAGCACTGCCGAGCTGGTTCTTGAAAGCACCGAGGAAATCGAAGCGTCCATCGCCAACATTGAGACGATTAACAATAAGGTGCGTGACAACCAAGCGAAGGCAGAAGCGGACGCGGAAGCGGTTCGCGTAGAGCAAGAGTACGACGGTCTTACACAGAAGCTTGAAGACCTGCGCGCAAAGCGTCGCGGACTGCTTGACGGCGCACCACTGCCACTGCCAGAGCTATCTATTGATGACGAAGGCGCGCTCACTTACAAAGACCACACATGGGGCGACATGAGCGGAGCAGAGCAGTTGGTCGTAGCCACAGCCATTGTCCGCGCTACTAAGCCAGAGTGTGGCTTTGTATTGGTTGATAAGCTCGAACAGTTCGACACTGACGAGCTCGCGAAGTTTGGCGAGTGGGCGAAAGGCGAGGGTTTGCAAATTATAGGCACCCGAGTTGCTACAGACGACTCCTGCACGGTTGTGATTGTGGACGGTCGCATTGAGGGCCAAGACCTCGCAGAGCCAGCTCCGGAGAAGTCCCACGCGCTTGATTGGGACGGCGACGCGGCTCAGCCAGCCACAAACACACAGCCTGCAACTCAACAGTGGAAGGGACTCTAATGGCACAGTTTAACGTCATTAGCGGTGTGCAGCGCACCGCCATTAAAACGCTGATTTACGGCCCCGAGGGCATTGGTAAGTCCACCCTCGCGGCTATGTGGCCAAACCCAATCTTCATCGATTTGGAGGGTGGCACAAACCAGCTGCCAGTCGTGCGACTTGAATCGCCTTCAAGTTGGTCGATGCTTCGTGCGGAACTTACGGCCATCAAGAACCGCGAGGTTCCATGCTCTACGGTAGTTATCGATACCATGGACGCAGCGGAGCGCATGTGCGCGGAGTACATCATGGCGCGCGATGGTAAGAAGAGCATCGAAGAATGGGGTTACGGCAAAGGGTATACGATTCTCCAGGAGGAGTTTGGCCGCTTGCTCGACTACCTCACAGACACCGCAGCTTCAGGCATCAACGTTGTAGTCCTGGGACACTCAACCATGCGCAAGTTTGAACGTCCTGACGAGTCAGGCGCCTATGATCGCTTCGAGTTGAAGCTTACGAAGCAAGTCTCGCCCATGGTAAAAGAGTGGGCGGACATGGTGCTCTTCTGCGACTATAAGACCTACGTCGAAACGAACAAGGCCGGCAAGGCTAAGGCAACAGGCGGAGCACGTGTTATCCGCACAACTCATGCCCCTACCTGGGACGCAAAGAACCGCTTCGGACTACCTGACGAGCTGCCACTGAAGCTGGGCGAGATGCCAGCACAGCTGGGCGAGGTTATCCCCGACATGGTGGCAGAACAGACGGCGACAGCGCCAGCCGCTCCGGTGGCCATGGCAGCGCCACAGACCGCGCCAGCCGCGCCTGTACAAGCTGAGCCGACCACAACAGCCACAACAGTCACCACAACCGCCACAGACGAATACAGTGCGCCAGATTATCCGGAGCGCATGAAGAAGCTTGTAGATCTGATGGTGGCCAACAAGGTCACAGACGCAGAACTTCGAGACGCGGTTGGCAAGACGGGCAACTTCCCGGCGGAGTGCTCGCCTGTGGACTACCCAGAAGGCTTCGCGGATTATCTCGTGAGTGGCTGGGACACCGTCATGAACAAGTACATCCTGCCTGCGCGTGCTGTTGAAGCGGCGAAGAGCGCGCCTGTTCCATTCAATTAAATCGGTATTTATTAGCTAGAAAAAGGAGATAAAAATGGCTAGTACTAAAGGTTACGCAATCGGCTGGGACGACGAGATTATCGACCCAGGAGAGCCAGAGTTTATTCTGCTCACGCCTGGCATCTACGACTTTACCGTCACAGGCTTTGAGCGTGGGCACTTCGACGGAAGTGAGAAGATGGACGCGTGTTCCATGGCCAAGCTGACGCTCAGGTGTTCCAATGGCGTTCAGGAGACTACGGTGTTTACTAACTTGTTCTTGTCCAACGCAGTGGCTTTCAAACTGTCCAAGTTTGCCAAGTCCATCGGTGACATGCCGGCGGTAAGCACCACAGGCCAGAAGTTCCACGTTGACTGGAACAATATCATCGGCAAGAGCGGAAAGTGCAGAATCAAGACGCGCGTCTACAACGGCAGGGATTACAACGAAGTGGACGACTTCATCGTTCCAGATCCTGCAGCCGCACCCGCACCTGCACCAGCTCCAATGCCACAGGCTGCTCCAGCTGCGTACTACGCTCAGCCACAACCACAGGCACAGCCAGCGTACGCACCGCAGCCACAGCAAGCCACGATTCCTGCTCAGAGCGTTGTGCAACCTCAACAGGTAGCGCCACAGCCTAGTCAATATCAGGGACTGTAATTATGGAGCTGAGACCCTATCAGGTCGAGGCGGTTGAGTCAGTATTCAGAGAGTGGGAGCAAGGTCGAAAGCGCACGTTGCTGGTTCAAGCAACCGGAACGGGTAAGACCATATGCTTCGCCGAGGTCGTCCGTCGTGTGGCATCACGCGGCGGACGTTCCCTTATTCTGGCGCACCGCGGTGAGCTTCTAGAGCAAGCCGCGACAAAGATTGAGCAAACCGCCAATCTGAAATGTGCGCTGGAGAAAGCGGAGAATACAAGTCTCAACTCCTGGACATCGGTCACGGTTGGTTCGGTTCAGACGCTCATGCGCGAGAGCCGGCTGTCACAGTTTAGACCGGATGCCTTCGACTGTATCGTGGTTGATGAAGCTCACCACACACTGGCGGAAGGCTACACTCGCATCCTCGACCACTTTAATAGCGCAAATGTTCTAGGGGTTACCGCAACCGCCGACAGAGCCGACAGAAAAGACCTCGGCGAGGTATACGACTCCATCGCCTACGAGTACGACATGGCGCACGCCATCAATGACGGGTACCTTTGTCCTATCGAAGCCGAGATGGTACCTCTGCAGGTTGACCTGTCGAGCGTATCAGTAACGCATGGCGACTACCAAGCCGGACAGCTTGGAGACGCGCTGGAGCCATACCTGGACGCAATCGCGGACGCTATGGTTACACGTTGCCAGGACAGGCGCACGGTGGTGTTTCTGCCGCTTATTAGAACGGCCAAGAAGTTCACGGAGAAGCTTATAGAGCGCGGGCTCACAGCGTGTGAAGTGGATGGACAGAGCGAAGACCGCGAGGAGATTCTCTCGGACTTTAACCGCGGAAAGTACCAAGTACTCTGTAACTCTATGCTGCTCACGGAAGGCTGGGACTGTCCCGCGGTGGACTGTATCGTGTGCCTTCGTCCGACCAAGAGCCGAAGTCTATATGTTCAAATGGTAGGCCGTGGCACGCGTCTCTCGCCTGAGACAGGCAAAGAGAAGCTTCTTTTGCTCGACTTCTTATGGATGACCGGACGCCACAATCTGGTACGCCCGGCGGCGCTCTTCGCCACATCTGATGAAGTAGCCAAGCGCATAACCGAGATGACACAAGAGGCGGAAGGCGCTATAGACCTTCTAGGCGCAGAACCAATCGCTGAGCAAGACGTGGCGCTTGAGCGTGAGCTTGCGGTGGCGGCAGAGCTTGAGCGTATGCGCAAACGCAAAGCGCAATTCGTGAACCCTCTGCAGTACGCGGTCAGTATTTGCGACTTAGATCTGCAGACCTTCGAACCATCGTTTGCGTGGGAAGAAAACCCAGCCACAGACGCGCAGTCTAAACAGCTGGAGAAGCTTGGCATTGACCCTGCCGGCATGACGCAGGGATACGCGGAGCTGGTGCTGAAGAAAGCACACGAGCGCATCGACGCCCATCTGGCCACGCCTAAGCAGGTGCGCATGTTGGAGCGCAAAGGCTTCCAGCATCCCGGGCTTTGGACGTTTGAGCAAGCGAGCAGCATGATGAGCCGCTTAGCCATGAACCGCTGGATTGTTCCGCGTGACATTAACCCCGCAACGTATGATCCGAATAACTGAAAGGAGCAACAATGCTAACTAAAGAAGAACGTGCAGCAATCGCTGAGAGGTTGAAGAGCACGGAGTACATTACCAGCTCAACACTCTTTAAGGCTCTCACAGGTGAAGAAAAACTAAGCGAAACGTCACATGTCAAAAGCCTTTGCATAATATGTAGCGTCATTCTTGGACTTTGCGACACCTCAAACATGATTGAACTACCTCGCGACAAAGACGGCGAGGTTATCCGTATCGGTGACACGGTATACGATTACGAGAACATAGAGTACAAAGTCGAAGGGTACGCGGTGTACAAGAGTTGTACATGTGCATTTTTGACAAATACTGCAGAGCTCATTTACGCAAAAAGAGACGTTAATAATCTAACCCATAAACAGCCTGTAACAATCAAATCGCTTGCGCAGCGCATTAAGCATGTCTTAGAAGATGAAGCTACTTCGATAGGCGTTAACCCTTACGTTGAATTAGGGCGTATCGCTGAGCAGCTTGAAAGCCTAGGTGATAGCGATGACTAACCGCGAAGAGGTAGCGAAGAAGTTGCGCGAAATTTGGAACGAACACGGGTGCCGGGTTATGACCTCAGATACGGCGGTTTACAAACTCAGTTGTGTTGTTGGTGCACAGGGTAAGCAATACGAGTTTTTCTTCAACCGTCTAGCCGACCTTATCGACCCTACATGTACCGCAGATATTAAGCGTGAGGATAACGGTATCGACGCTCAGCCATATTACACAAGCAGTTGCGGAAATTGTGGCGCACTGTGGGACACGATAACTGGAGCAGCGCTTTTACCTAAGTATTGCCCTCATTGTGGCGCAAGGGTGGTGAGATGATGCCTAGGCTCGGATACACCTTAGAGGATTGCAGCGGTAATCTTTATTTCTTCCCTAGCAAAAATGAGCTTGCAGAGTGGATTAAAAATAAATCAGAGCGACGGATTAGAGACGTGTACGGAGGAATAGAGACGATAGACAGAATTGAGGGCTCTAGCATACGTTGCTGTTTCTATGAGCAGAGCGACTCAGAGGTGGTGCGTGATGAAGCCTAACACTTGGAACTATCGCATTCCCGTTGTGACTGGGCACAAACCAACAGCTGATGAATTGTACCTGCAAGCGTTGAAAGCAAAGCATGAGTGCATTGTCGGATATTTGAGTGCTGGTTATAAGTTTAATTACATTCCTCTGCAAGATTGCGAAAAAGAGTTTAACGAAGCAATCGCACATTACAAGAAGCTCGCATGGAAGGAGGAGCGATGACGATTAACATTGGTATCCCACAGATTATTTGGTTTGTCATGGCTATCTTTGGGCTAATTTACGAGATTATCAACCATGGCAAACCACGTGAGCCGCACAATGCCTACACCTTCGCAATCAGTATAGTAATTTCTTTCTTGCTGCTTTATTGGGGCGGCTTCTTCGGATAAATACCGATTTATTTAATTCCCCATTTTCTAACAACCAAATAGAAAGGTTCACCAATGAAGAAACTTCTTCAATGGCTGGCTATCTGCGTCTTTGCGGCGCTGGTATGCGTGCCAGCACTTGCACAAGCTCAGACAGTACCGACCACAATCACCAACTTCAAAGTCACGGACAAAAACAAGCAGGACTTAACCTCTGCGTTTACCAACCAAGACATCTACTTGACAGCGTCTTGGCAGGCTCAAGGCGAGGTTCACGAGGGTGACACGTTCTCACTGGGTATTCCCGACATCCTCGACTTTCCAGCAACGAACGCAGCAAGTTTTAACATTTACGCCCCGGACGGCAACGTCATGGCAACCGCGCAAGTAACACCCGGACGCGTCACGATCACATATACGTCGTGGGTTGAAGGCAAAGACCACGTGCAAGGTACGCTGTGGCTTGCTGCACACGTCAAGGCTGACGCAGCGGCAGGAACAACCACGTTGAGGATCATTGATGAAGCCACGGGACAGGTTGTTGAAACCAGCTTCGAGACAAAGCACTACGGCATTATCCAGCACGAAGTCATAGCCAAATGGGGCGTCAAAACCGACCACGGCACGGTTGAGTGGTCAGTCAGGCTTAACCACGCAGCGGACAACCTCACTAACGTTGTACTAGAGGACACAGCGCAGCCTGGCACACGCTTTGTTCCTGGCTCATTTAGGCTCTACCGCGTTCACATGGACGAGTACAGCAACATTGACCCCGCAAGTTGGGTTCGTGTGAGCGTTCCCGAGCCAACCATTAACGGCAACACGTTCACGTGGGATTTGTCGAGCGTTGATTTCCAGGGCAATCAATACTTCATGTATTACGAAACCGAGGGAACAGAGACGACCTCGAATTCTATCCAGCTAAAAAGCCGCGAGACAACGCAGGGCTCACGCTATCAATTCGTCAACCAGGAAAGCGGCGGCAACGGCAACGGTGACAACCGCCCACAGCCAACAGAGCCGGAGACTCCGCCTACTCCAGAACCAACTCCAGGACCACAGCCACAGCCTACTCCACAGGATAACGAGCCAGAGCCTAAGCCTGAGCCAGCAAAGCCAGCGAAGAAGGCAAAGAAGAAGGCTGTACTACCAAACACAGGAGATACCCAAAACGTTGCAGTCGTTGCTGGCATTGGAGTTATCGCAATTATTGTCGCGATGGTAGCGAGCATGCCATTAAGGAGAGACTAATGGATCTTGAAGAAATTGGAATGTCTGCGTTTAGCGTTGAACTTTTGAAGTCTCTTGCTAAAGACGCATATGAAAAAGGACGCAGTGAAGGCTTCGACGAAGGATTTACTGCCGCACTTTGTTCCGTCTTGGTGACTGCAGAGAAAAGCAAAAGCTTAGTGGAAGCGATGAAGTATGTAGAAGACTTCGTCAACAGCCCACTAGCCGACAAAGATGCAAAAGCAGCGTGCGAGAAACTTTCAGGGGTGAACTTAGGAGGTGGACTGTAATGAATCTCGATGAATATACAGACAAGCTCGCGGAGCTTGCTTCGGCAGATTTGACGAAAGACGACCTCTATTTTTTGAAAGACAGAAACGTCTATTTGTCTGGACCAATCACAGGCGTGAAGGGGGACAAATACCCCTTCATATTTATGGAGAAAGTTCTGCATAAGGTAAGCGATGGCATGGTGTTCAACCCAGCCACAGAGATACCTTCAGATACCTCATACGAAGCTGCCATGGCCACATGTTTGCAGGCTCTATCGCTTAGAGTTCGAGACGGTGAAGACGAACCCTATTATCCGATGTATGAGGTAATGATTTTGCTTCCTGGATGGACGAAGAGCAAAGGCGCGCAGATTGAAAACCGCGTGGCCGAGGCATGTGGTATTGAGGTCGTCGATATGTCATTGAATGCGGCATTCGCGAAAATCATGCCTTTTTATCGAGCTCTTATAGGCGTGGTGAACAACCATGGGAAATAAAGACGACCACAAAGACCTCTTGGAAGCTCTTAACTGGATAGATCCCTCCGAGCTTGACTACCAACAGTGGGTGGACTGTGGCATGGCGCTTCATGAGTCAGGCTTTTCATGGCAGGATTGGGACGCGTGGAGCCGTATGGACATCTACCGCTACCACGAGGGTGAGTGCGAGCGTAAGTGGAAGAGTTTCGGCAACTCTCCGTCACGTATTAAAAGCGGAACCATTATCGCGTTTGCACGTTCGCGTGGTTGGTCGCCAGGAACAAAAAGTTATGCCATTGGATGGGACGATGAAATCATTGACCCGGGCGACGTTTCTGGCATTACACCAGACTGGGCGGACGAGGTTGACGTTGATGTCATGGACGGCGAGTGGGACCAAGTCAAAGACTTGACGGACTACCTGGCGGCAGTGTTTGAGGATTCCGACCGTGTGTGCTACATCAATGAGGTCTACGAAAAAGACGGCCGATACATGCCAAAGCGCGGACACTGGGGCAGAAACGCAGGCGAGCTTCGAGAGGAGCTCGCCAAGTGCGGCGGAGACCTTGGCAAGGTTCTAGGCGACTGGAACCCGGAGGCTGGCGCATGGATCTGCTTTAACCCAGTAGACGGAAAGGGACGCTCCAACCAAAACATCACGGAGTTCAGATATGCCCTTGTTGAGTCTGACACGCTCGAGGTGGAAAAGCAGCTTGGCATGATCCAGGCGATGAAGCTTCCGTGTGTGGCCGTGGTATCAAGCGGCAACAAGAGCGTTCACGCTATCGTCCACATTGACGCGGGAAGCGATGAGAACCTGTATAGAAAGCGCGTAGAGAAGCTGTACCAGTTCTGTGCGCGTCGTAAATTCTCGCCAGATATGGCCAACAAGAATCCCAGTCGTCTCTCACGTATGCCAGGCATCACCCGCGGCAAAAACCGTCAGAGACTCTTAAAGCTCAATATTGGCTGTAAAGACTGGGATGAGTGGGAGAAATGGGCGGACGAGTCAGAGGATGACCTTCCAGATGAAGCTGACTGTTCAGACTGGGATGAGCCGGTGGAGTTGAACGCTCCGCTTATCGGTATCGAGGGCGCGGGACTTTTGCGCCAGGGTCAGAAGATGATTCTCACGGGCGACTCCAAGATGGGTAAATCCTACGCGCTGATTGACTTAGCGGAAGCTGTCTGCATGGGTAGCACGTGGCTGGGTATGCCATGTATCAAAGGACGCGTTTTATACGTAAATCTTGAGATTGAAGCGAATGAGTTTAGACAGCGTCTCCACACGGTTTGGGACGCTCGCCATGGTGATAAGCAGCCCGGTGCGCTCGATGATTTAAAGACCAATTTTTATTCATGGAATTTGCGCGGCAAGGCTCGCCTCATGAAGGACTTAACGCCCCTTTTGATTCGGCGTGTTTTAGCACGTGGCGAGAAGGGTTTTTTCACTATGGTCATCGTTGACCCGGTTTATAAGGTCAACGGCGGAGACGACAACGATTCGCGCATGGTGGCAGAGTTCACCAACGCCATCGACCGTATCACCGAGGAGTGCGGATGCGCCGTAGTCTACGCGCACCACCACCCAAAGGGTACAGCTGGCCAGAAGAAGGCAATGGACCGCATGAGTGGTTCTGGCGTTTATGCGCGTGACGCGGACTCTATGTGTGACTTTACACCGCTGGAGATTCCGGAGGAGTTCAGGCGCACACGCTTGAATGATTGTCCGGCCTACCGCGTGTCTATGACCACGAGGAGCTTTCCGACACCGCCAGAGCGCGACGTCATCTTCAAGTGGCCGAGGTTCTACGACGACCCAACAGGAATGCTCGCGAAGTTTGAAACGGAAGGCGCTGACCCATTCGCCAAGGGACGCGAGAGCAAGCTGGCGAAGAACCATCGCATCCAGAAGGAAGCGGCGGAGCTCATGCAGGACGCTTACGACGCAGCGGTGGCGGATGGTTGCGCAGACGATAACGGATACGTCACCCAAGAGGATCTGCTCGAGCGAATTGGCACGCGCATAGACCCGGAGGGGTACGAAGTGAAGCCGAACATTCGGAGCATTCAGAGGTGGGCGGACAGCGATTGGTGCGCCATCGAAAAGCGCAAAGTTGAGGTTGAGGGCTCACGAGGCCGTACTCGCATGATGACGATGTACATCGACGCAGTTAAAGAAGCAGAAAGCGGCTTTTTGAATGACCCAAATGAGTAGTTGCCACCAAAAACGGCGCACCGCTTATATAGGTATATAAGCCGATTTTGGTGGTAAGGGTGATTTTTTCGTATTCAATCCTTGGACAATACGCCCCTAGCACAGGGGTTTGGCGCCAAGGGCGCGCGCCAAACGCCCCTTGTACGCTGAGGCTAGTGCTAGGGTGCGTTTGCCACAAGCTCTTGAACATTTCCGCGCGCGCCCGCGTAATTGGCGCGGTTCATTTTTTCGATTCACGATTCACAATTCACGATTAGGAGATTGATTGATGTGGTTGACCCAAGAAGTAGCGCGCTCTGCCGTGAGAGCCACGCAGAGCCCGCACAAGACGCGAAAAGGCGCGTGTCGGCATTCTTGCCCATGAAGCCGCCGAGCGTGACGCACAACGCCCTTCTGGCGTACATCGTGGGCGGTGGTAAAGGAATGCACGCCGCCATCCGGAAATCGGATGAACTGAAGACCGCCGAAGATCTGATTTGCGTGTGGCTGAAGTCGGTCACGAAGGTGTCGGATAATTTCCAGCCGCTCACGGGACCTCTGCGCTGTGTGGTGAAGTGGTGCTTCCCTGCGAGCGAGAAGCATCCCGATGGCAGCCCCATGACGGAGAAGCCGGACATGTCGAACATGCTGAAGACGTTTGAAGACTGTCTGACCAGGTGTGGAATAATTGAAGACGACCGCTTTATCTGCAGCGAGAGTCTCAGCAAAGGCTACGCTGAGACCATGGGCATCTATTTCTCGGTCGAGGAATTATAGGAAAAGGCGAGGTAGTGGTATGACTGGGCTGGAATGGTGGGAGAGTGTTAGGCAGGCCGCGAAAGACATTGAAAGCGCTCGCAACAGGCTGAACGTCGTTAGAGAGCCTCTAAAGGCTTCAGGAGGGACTGGAGCGAAGAATTCGACTTCTGACCCGACAGCGCGCGTAAGCATAGCGGAGATTAGCGCACAGGCGTTTCTAGAGGGTTTGTTGGACGAATTGGAGAGCGTCATTCTTGACGGTTACTCCGCATGCAACACAATCGGAGATGCGCTCGGCCAAGACGCGGCCCTCGTGATGCAGTTGTACTTCGTCGAAGGTTACACGTGGGCGGAGACGGCTAAGAGGGCGCACGTTTCTATGCGTCAAGCGTTCAAGCTGCGCGAACGTTCTTTGGAGTTTACAAACACGGTTGGTATTGCTAAGCTGTGTATAAAGCAAGAAGAATATTCATAAATCATGCATAATCTTGCAGTTATATTCATATTAAAACGTGCTATCTTGATACCGTAGGAATGTACGAAAGTTAACAAAGCGACTCGGGCGCTCTCAGAAATGAGGGCGCTTTTTTGTTAGCTCAATATTCATTTTTATGCATAAGTGGAGAGGTTTATACAAATGGGCGTATCGTCATCAAGCAAAGAAAAACTCGAAGACTATGAATCATTCGTTGAGAAGTTCAAGCCAAAGCTGACCACCGACGATTGCTTTACCCCCCGCGGTGTATGACGCAGTGCTTGAGTGGGTGCGAAACAAGTACGATCTAGGCGACGCGCCAATCGTGAGACCGTTCCGCCCAGGCGGAGACTACCAGAGCGAGGAATACCCAGAGGGTTGCGTCGTTGTAGATAACCCGCCTTTCTCTATCCTGGCATCCATCCGCCGATGGTACACAGAGCACGGCATCAAGTATTTTCTGTTTGCGCCGTCTCTCACCATCTTCATGCGCGACATGATTGATTGCGCGGTGTGCACGTTTGCAAACATTGAATACGCCAATGGTGCCAGGGTGCGCACCTCATTCGTTACGAACCTCGACACGGTCAATGCAGCAATCACCACGCCGGAGCTAAAGGACATCATCGAGGAAGCGTGCAAGCAAGAAAACAAACAGCAACCGAAGCTCAACTATCCGAAGTGTGTCCTTATGGCCACGCGCTTGGGGAGACTATCCAGCAAAGGCGAAGAAATAGAGATTCCTCGGTCTGATACGTATTTCATTCGACAGCTTGAAAGCCAGAAGCCATTGCGAAAAGCGATGTATGGTGCTGGCTTTCTTTTGTCGAGCGATATGACACGCAGACTAGCACGAGCAGAGGCACGAGTGGAAGAGTATACATTCGACCTCTCCGAGCGTGGGTTGGAAATTATTAGGGAGCTAGATGGCAAGACTAAACAATCCGAACGCGGCGAAGAACTTAACGCCTAACAGTAAGCGCACCAAGGCTGAGCTGAGCGAGATAGGCAAGAAGGGCGCCGCGAAGTCTAACGCGGTTCAGAAGCGCAGACGCGAGATTCGCGAGACGCTTCTAGATCTTCTCGCCATGCCGATGAAGCCGGGCAAGCTGTCCCAAGCGTCTACTATCTCAGGGCTCACGGGTAAGAACGTGACCGCCAGCGAAGCTATGGCGCTTGCCATGCTGACTCAGGCACTCGAAGGAGACGTGCGCGCGGCTGAGTTCGTTCGCGATTCTTCCGGACAGAAGCCTGTGCAGCAAATGGAAGTATCCGCCAACGCTAAGGAAGCCAGCGCCGCGTTTAAGAGTTTGCTCGACGAGGTAGAGAGCGATGGAGACAAATAGAGCACTCGCGACGCTTATGACCAAACACCCGGTGCGCCTGGCACATGAGCTGGGTTACGACCTTCTGCGCGAAGGACTTCACGACAGATGGATCCATGAGATGGTGTTTGGCCACGGCGATATGACGCTTCAGTCGCATCGTGGTTCATACAAGACGACCTGCGTCGAGGTGGCTCTGTGGCTGATATTGCTCACCCGTCCAGACTTGACGGTGGGATTCCAGCGTAAAGGCGAAAATGACGTCGCGGAAGTACTCGCGGCGGTCAAACGCATGGTCGAGCATCCGCTCACCCAGGAGATTGCACAGAGCATCTACAGCCAGCCACTGAAGCTGACCACAGCAAGCTCTACGGCAATCTCGACGAGCCTGGCGTGTAACGTCTCAGGCTCACCACAACTGACGGGCATCGGTATTGGCGGCTCGCTCACCGGTAAGCACTGGGACATCATCTTCACAGACGATATTGTCACACTGCGTGACCGCGTGAGCCGCGCTGAGCGTGAGCGCACAAAACAGATTTACCGCGAGCTGCAGAACGTCAAAAACCGTGGCGGACGCATCATCAACACGGGGACTCCATGGCACAAAGACGATGCGTTTACCATCATGCCACCCGCTGAGAAGTGGCCATGGGACACCACAGGGCTCGTGAGTGTGGACGTGGCCACTGAACTGAAGGCATCGATGACGCACTCACTCTTCGCGGCTAACTACGAGCTGCGCCACGTGTCAGAGGAGGGCGTGGTCTTCGAGGGTGATTGTAAAACCTTCAAAGACGAGAGCCTTCTTTTCGACGGCATCATGCATGTTGATGCGGCCTATGGTGGTTCAGATGGTACGGCAATCACGTGTATCAAGTGGATGGACGATAAAGCTTACGTTCACGGCGAGTTGTACCGCGAGACGCACGTCGATAAGTGCATGGCGCGCATCTTAGAGCTACACCGCGAGCTGAGACTTGGCACGGTGTACATGGAGAAGAACGCGGATAAAGGGTACGTGGCCGACAAGCTCGACGGGTACGGGCTGCCTGTTCACACGTATTCAGAAACCGCCAACAAGTTCATCAAGATTGCGACGTATGGCCGCGGTACATGGTCCAAGCTGTCCAGGCTTGAGAGTGTCCGCGAAGCTAGCGTCGATTACTGGAACGAAGTCATGGACTTCACCGAGGGAGCGGAGCACGATGACGCGCCTGACTCTCTCTCGTGCGCTATTCGTCTACATGACAATGCGCCAACTATTCGACTATTTAGAGGAGGCATTTAGTGGGTGCTGACGTTAAAGGAGCAAACGCTTCAACGTTTGAGCCAAGGGGCGGCTACCGCCTACCAAAGGACACACAGATGACCGCAGAGCTTCTTGGCAAGCTCTTGGTGGACTATCGCTCGAAGCAGGTTAACCGCTTGGCCAGTCTTCGCAAAGCATACGAGGGCGACCACGACATTCTGCACCAGAAAGAAAAAGCAGAATACAAGCCAGACAACAGGCTCGTGGCCAACTTCGCCAAGCAGATCGTGGACTCCATGGTCGGCTACTTCTTGGGCGTTCCTATCCGTATTACGGCAGACAATGAAGCGTTTGCGGAGTATCTGGACGTGTGGAGCGCAGTCAACGACTCCGATGACTTAGACGCTGAGCTTTCTAAGCTGGCGGACATCTATGGCGCAGGCTACGAGCTCATGTGGCGCGACGAGGAAGCCTTCGCGCGTTCTTGTTCAGTCACGCCAATGAACTGCTTCGTTGTCCGCGATGACACGGTAGAGAATGACATCATCTACGCGGTTCGTTTCTGGCTCGACGATAACCTTTTCGACAATGCCCGAGACACACTGCGCGGAACGCTCTACGATTCAATGTTCGAGACTCCGTTTGTGATGGACGGCTCGAAGGTCATCTTCGGTGAGCCTGTCATCCACGGGTTCGATGATGTTCCGGTGGTTGAGTATGTAGACAATGAGGAGTGCCTTGGTTTGTTCGAGGGCGTTATGTCACTCATTAACGCGTACAACAAGGCCATCTCCGAGAAGGCTAACGATGTCGAGTATTACGCCGATGCATATTTGAAGATCATCGGTGTGCGCCTGGATGAACAGACGCTGCAGAACTTGAGGGATTCACGCATTATCAATCTGGACTCGAGAGACTCGGCAAACGTCACCGTTGAGTTTCTGTCTAAGCCTGACGCGGACGGTACGCAGGAAAACTTCATTGATCGCGTTGAGCGTCTTATTTTTGTTCTGTCGATGGTGTCAGACCTCTCAAGCGAGAAGTTCGACACCAGCTCCGGTATTGCTATCAAGTACCGACTGCAGGCTATGAGCGATATCGCCGTAGTAAAGCAGAGGAAGTTCCGCCGTTCGCTCTCTAGGCGTTGGAAGCTGCTTTGTAACTACGCAGGAAACACACGCCTAGACGCTAAAGCATGGACGACCGTTCGCGCCACCTTCACACGTAACCTGCCATCGAACCTACTTGAAGAGTCTCAGATTGCGGGCAATCTTTCCGGCATTACGTCCGAGGAGACGCAGTTGTCCGTTCTGTCGTGCGTTGACTCGCCACAGGCTGAGATGCAGCGCATGGCCGACGAACGCGCCGAGCAGGCTGCGCAGATGGTCCCAGACCGCACAGACGAAAACAATAACTAAGGAGCAACATGGACTCGTATTGGCACAGCCGCCAAACACTCGCTGACGCAGCGATGGAGAAAGACGAACGCGCTCTGTCTGTACGCGTCCATAACGCCTACGAGAGCGAGCTCCGCCGCTTGAATCGCGAGATTGCGGAGTACTATCAGCGCTACGGCGAGAATGGCGTCCTGGAGTATCGCCGTCTTATGGAGACAATGGACCCTAAAGACCGCGAGCTTCTTATTCGTGACTGTGATGAGTTTTTGCGCCAGCACCCAGATATGCAGTCTATTGTGGATGTGCGTAAGAGCATCTACCAACTGAACAGACTCGAAGGCTTACAAGCGTCCGCACGATTGCACCTCTACCAAGCAACGGGCGATGTGGTTCAGCGCATAGACAACCACATCATGCGCCAGTCTCTGCGCGGCGCAAACACCGCCGCTGAAGCGATGGGATTTGGTCGGTCGTTCTACAGCATGGACTCTGACGCGGTTCGCCGATTCGTTGACACTGTGTGGACGGGTGACACGTCATACTCTCAGCGCATCTGGGACAACACGGAGACCCTCGCGTCATACGTCGCGCAGGACATGTCGAAGGCACTCGCGCGCGGTGATTCATACCAGCGAATCGCGAAGGCTCTAGAGAAGCGCTTTGTGGACGTTCCGCAGTCGTCACTCATGCGCCTGGTCTACACCGAGGGCACTTACGTTTCACGCATGGCGCAGGTTGAGGAGTTGAAGCGTGAAGGTTTCGACTCCTACACCATCGAGGTGGTGCATGACGAGCGCGCCTGCGAAGAGTGCGAAGGCGTGAATGGATCTACATTCCGATTCGAGGATATGCAAGTGGGCGTGAACTTCCCACCACTCCACCCATACTGCAGGTGCCAGATTGCGCCCGCTGTGGACGATTGGGACGCCTGGCAACAGAAGCAGGAGGAGCTTGGCCAAAGGCAGGCGGAGAAAACACTTGAGAGAATCTCTGACGCTAGAGGAGCGGTTAGTGGCGCTTTATACAGTGATGAAGAAGGCAATTATGACCGCATGGAGAAACATGCAATTAGATATTACGATGCCGTTCGTAGTAGGGATAGAACTGAAGAAATAACGAAAGTAACTAATAATTCAGGTGTTAGTAGGGATATAGTTGAAGATGCATATCAACATATCTTCTATGACTTACATTTTGACCACAGAAATAATCTAACGCGGTTTGCCCCTGATTATGATATGGCGGTATCTTGGCAACGTTTGAGCAATAATGACAATATCCAAGAAATGGATATCGTAATGTTGTATCATGAAGCAACAGAGAAACATTTAATGGATAATGGAATGCCATATTTGGAAGCTCACCGTATGACTGAAGAAAAATTCGGGTATGATTACGCGAGCATGGTTAAAGAACTCAGGAATCGCAAGAAAGGAGGTAGTCAATAATGCTGGAATATGAACTTCTTGGAATAGTTGATGGTGTTGCAACCTATCAATATTACCCAGATGGAGACAGAGAGAATCCTGGTATGGTTCGTTTTGATTCTAATTTTAAGATGATTGATTACACTCCGTCTAAAGAAGATCCAGGCGCGTATTACGCGGCAAAACTCTTTCATTGGTTTGAGCGCCAGAATGAATTTGATGACTCAGGCTTTATTGCTTGGGGTTAACCTTCACCAACCAACTAGCTTTCACGAGCCACCTCCGGGTGGCTTTTTTGTTACCTCGCCAAGGAGGTGAGAATATGGCGCGAGTAGTGATCTATATGGCCGAGTGGTGCAGCATCTGCCGCGGGACTATCAAGCGTATAGTGCCGGCTTTATCTGAAGAAGATATCGAGTACGAGATTGTCGACGTGGACGGCTCACCGAGGTCCAGGGACGCGAAGAGCATCACTCACCTTCCGACGGTGTGTGTTGTGGATGCAGGGGAGCGCGAACTCATGCGTTGCCGAGGATGTCCCACAGATGACGTACTAGAGAAAATTATTGAACTGTGTATTGAGAGCGACTAGACGGTCGCTTTTTTAATGCATCGACCAAGCTTTGATGTCGCTAAAAGCTAAGGAGAAAAGGCACGCCGACGCGCCTTGGAGCGCCGGGGATTAGGAGAAAAACAATGGGTGCAGAAACAAACGCAGAAACAACCACAGAGACCACGGAGGAGACTAAGCAAACTCAGACTACTGTAGTGGATGGCGAGGGTGCTAACAAGAACGCAACGACCACCACACAGACTGAGCCAAAGCAGGATAACAAGCAGCAGCCAAAGTACACGGATGCTGATGTTGACGAGATTGTCTCCAAGCGTCTCGCGAAGTGGGAAAAGCAGCAAGCCGCAAAGGTCGAAGAAGCTGCAAAACTGGCCGAGATGAACGCTCAGCAAAAGGCAGAGTACGAACGTGACAAAGTCAAGAAGGAGCTTGACGAGTACAAGCGTCGCGACACAGTAAACGCGATGGTGGCTGAGTCTCGTCGTCAACTCTCTGAGCAAGGTATCGCGGTCAGCGATGACATTCTCGCGCGTTTAGTGGGTGAGACTGCAGAGGAAACAAAGGCGTCCGTTGACGCTTTCTCAACGGCTTTCACGGCGGCCGTCGAAGATGCCGTGAAGAAACAGCTCGCGGGTAAAGCTCCTGCGGCGGGCGTGGCCACTAAGACGATGACCAAAGAAGAGATCTTGGCCATTAAGGACCCAATCGCTCGCCAAGCAGCCATCCGCGACAACATTGGATTGTTTGTTTAACACTAAGAAAGGTGGCTTACTATGCCAGCAGAAACAGGACTTACCGTAAAGACCGACATCGCTCCTGAGATTTCTATTGATTACGTCAACCGATTCTCCCAGGGTATTCAGGAGCTTCAGAAGGCTCTCGGTATTACCAACCTTATCCCAGTACCACAGGGCGGCACCATCAAGACCTATAAGTTCGTGAAGGACGTTAAGAATGGCGTTGTCGCCGAGGGTGAGCCAATCCCAGCATCTAACATCAAGCGCCAGCTTGACCAGACCATCGAGCTTCCTCTCAACAAGTATCGCCGCGTAACTTCCGCTGAGGCTATCCAGCTTCGTGGCCGCGACCGTGCAATCAACGAAGCAGACGCTCAGCTTATCGGCACCATCCAGAACGGTATTCGCAGCGATCTGATTGCAAGCGTCTCCACCACCACTGCTGCAGCAAAGAACGGCAAGACTCTTCAGGCTACTATGGCCAACCTCTGGGCAACTCTGACCGCTAAGTTCGAGGGTTACGACGGATTTGACACTGATGCAGCTAACCCATTCGTCTTCTTCGTCAATCCTCTCGACGTTGCTGACTACCTTGGCACTGCAACCGTAACCACTCAGAACGCTGCAGGCATTACTTACCTCAAGGACTTCCTTGGCCTGGGTACCGCAATCACCTCTTCCAAGGTTAGAGCAGGCTCCCTCTTTGGTACTGCAGCTATGAACCTTAACCTGGCATACGTCCCAGCAAATGGTTCTGACCTTGCTTCCACCTTCGGCCTGACCTCCGACGCTACTGGCTTTGTTGGTATCACCCACAACATCGACACCAAGACCGCAACCTGCGACACCTTGGTTATGTCTGGCGTCAAAATCTTCCCAGAGATTACCGACGGTGTTATCAAGGCAGAGATTAAGGCAACCGCCTAATTCACGAGTAAGGAGGTGAGCGTATGAGCGTATTAGAGCGTGTCAAGACGCGACTCGAAGCGGTCGAGGATAAGCCGAGCGATAAGTGGCTCGAAGAGGTCACACATACGCTCACAGACCGCATCTGTTTGCGCGTTGGCGTGTCCACGCTACCCACCACAGCCGAGTCTCTTGTGGTTGATGCAACCATCAAGGCGGTGAACCGCCGATTCGATGAAGGCATCACGCAGGAGGCGGAGGGACAGGGCGGAACCTTGTCCCTTCAGTTTGTGGACGACCTTCTCGCCGAGTACGCCGCGGAGCTTTCTGCCTTGGCTGAGATTGCTAGGGCGGACACTACCGCCGCTCTGCAGTTCCCAAAGGTGAGGTTCGTATGAAGTGGCGGATGTGCGAGTTGATTGAGCTCGCGGACACCGACGCGCGCGACAAGCTAGGAAACCGCGTGCTCTCGCGCCGGGTGATAACAACCACCCGGGCGAGGGTATGCCCCGCATCGCTTGTAGAGACGGCAAACGAAGGCAACGACTATGCGGCGTGTGATTTGACGCTTATCACGACAGTACCCGCCGAGCTTGCCCTCCGCGCGTCTCTTGTACGCTTTTCCGTGATTGACGCTGGAGACGTCTTCGAGGTTATCCATGTGAGTGATTTCGGACGCCGTCGCGTTTTGTCACTAAAGAAGCTAAAGGGTGATGCGTATGCCTAGTGTTCGCCTGCAGTTTGACGATGGCGAACTTGGCGACGCACTGAAGGAGCTTGCAAACATCAAGCCTGAAATTGTTATGAAGCGCACCGTGAACGAGATAGCCGAAGACCTACGCGCAACCACACCACGAGATACGGGCGAGTTGATTGGATCTATTCGCCAGAGCGTCAAAGGTGGCGAGGGTGAAATTGGCTACACGGGAGAATACGCGCCACATGTTGAGTATGGCCATAGGCAAAACGTTGGCCAGTATGTTCCGAAGCTTGGGAAACGTCTGAAGGCTCCATTTGTGGAAGGCCAGCATTTCTTTGCTACGGAGATAAAGGCGGCGCGCGCTGTTCTGAAGAAGCGGTGCGGTGAGTATCTAAGGAGTAAAGGCTTATGAGACAAGCACTCAGGCGACTCCCGCTCGACGATTTCGTCGCGGCGGTTGTGGCACGTGTCAAAGAAGGCACGGGCGTTAAGTGTGTGACCGACGCGAATAAAGAACCCTCTCCTCTTTATTCCGTCGGCGCACTCTCAGTTCGTCCGGACAAAACAAAAACAATGTGGCTGGATGTCTACACCATTGAGCTTCACGCAATTTCTAAGCCGTCTAAGACGCGCGAGGAAATATTCAAGATGGTGACGGCTCTAGAAGAAGCCATGAGCCAGCCAATTAGTTTGAATTGTCCGTTCCAAGTCATCCGTCAAACGGATAACGGTCTAAACACAATCAAGCGAGACGAAACAGGAGAATGGCACGCAGTTGTGCCGTTCGAGGTGGTCGTCTCTTATGGTCTGATTATTAAGTAGAAAGGGGCATTACTATGCCAGATTCAACTGCATTCGATAGTGGTGCATATTGCGACGTCTCCGCCGGTGGCGTTAACGCTGTAAACGGCGCAGAGGTTCTGCTCGGCGTATTCAGCGCTGACGGTTCTAAGCTTCTCGCAATTGCTGGCGAGAAGTCTCACAAGGTATCGCTTTCCGCTGATACCACAAGCGTTTCCACAAAGTCTTCTCGCGGTGCTTGGAAGGTTAACCGCGCATCCACCCGTTCCTTTGAGGTTTCCGTTGATACGGTGGCTGTCAAGGACGCTGAGAGTGATAAACTGTTCCGTCAAGCACTCGCCGACGGCACCATTCTGTGTGTCAAGGAGTTTCTGGACAACACCGACTTCACGCCAATCGGCGGCGGCGCTGTCATCGTTACCAAGTACGAGGCAGATTCTCCAACCGACGATGTACGCACCGCGTCTGTATCTCTCACAGGTACAGGCAAGTGGACGTGGTTCGATATTGACGCAGCCGCAAAGGCTAAGGCAATCACCAAGCCAACAGGACGATAAGCGTCCACAAATACAACTCACGGGGTAGCTTCGGCTGCCCCTTTTTTATTAGTTAAGGAGTAAGAAATGGCAGATTTTACCTTCGAGGTTGACGGTACTACATACGAGCTTCTCTACGCTGAGAAACGTGTTGAGATGGCCGAGAGTGCGATGGGAAACAAAAGCATTATTTCCGTGTTCACCGCTCAGCCAACTCTGCGCGAGACTAAGACCATCTTCGCGTATGGCATCCGCGAGAGTGGTCAGAGCGCATGGGTTAACCCAACACAGGCCATCGAGCTTGCTGGAAAGTACCTGCAGGAGCACGGCTACGCTCAGACACTTGAAGCTGTAAGTGGCGCACTCATGAAGGACTGCGGTTTTTTATTCCAGTAGATCTGGTGAGCCCGCGCTGGGTCAGACCACCCACAAACAAACAACAACAAGCCAACCAACCACAAGAAGCGCCACAGAAGCCACTGACAGGCTACGAGCGCGACGCAATGTGGGCGTGGGCGGCTGTTCGCTTTGGGTGGACGCCAGAAGAGTTTGACAGGCTCACAGCGGCTCAGATTGCCCTTCTTCAAGTGGCTGAGCATGACCGCGTCGCATATGACCAGATGCTTCTCAACGAAGCAATAGCCAACGCGCTCGCTAATGGTTACAAGAAGAAGAGCGAAGAGCCTGAGCTTTTGTGGGTTGAAGCAAACAGCCCTGACAGAAAGACCATGAGCGCGAAAGAAGCGCGCGACAAAATGGCCGCGCTTGAGAAGGCTCTATCGAATCAACAGAAATAAACATGAGAGGAGGTATATATGGCAAGTGACTATACACTCTCCGCAAAGTTCACCGTCAACGCCGATGGCTTTGTTGATGGCGTAAATAAGGCGCAGTCTTCGCTTAGTCAGATCCAGAACAAGGCGCAGGAAGTATCGCGCTCTATGGATCACAGCATGGGCGATGCATCTGGCAGCGTGCAGTCATCGTTTGCCGAGCTTAGGTCGCGGGCTCAAAACATCTTCAATGGCATCGCGACAAGCGCGAGAAACGGACTAACCAACGCATGGAACGCCGTGCGCACCAATACCCAGCAAATCACGAGCTCACTGATTGGCGTAGGCCAGGCGGGAATTGCCGCGGTTGCTGGTATGGCCATCCAGGGCGGCATCGACCGCGCGCTGAATATCGACAACGCACGAAAGAAGCTCGCCGGCTTTGGCCATGACGCTCAGGACATTGAGTCCATCATGGACTCGGCCACGCAATCAGTCCGTGGCACGGCGTTTGGTCTGGGTGACGCAGCAACGGCCGCAGCAACGCTTTCCGCAGCTGGTATTAAGTCCGGCGAAGAGATGACTAACACGCTGAAGTCCGTCGCGAACGTTGCGGCGGCATCTGGTCGAGCGTTTAACGATATCGGTGTCATCTTTTCATCCGTCGCATCGCGCGGCAAGCTGATGGGCGACGATATGCTGCAGCTTTCAAGCTCTGGCGTTCCGGTTCTGCAGCTTCTGGGTGAATACCTTGGCAAGACGTCCAAGGAAGTCTCCGAGATGGTCTCCAAGGGACAGATTGACTTCCATACATTCTCAGAAGCTATGCGCATCGGTCTAGGCGAGGCGGCTCTGTCATCTGGTAACACACTGGCTGGCTCATTCGCTAATGTTCGCGCGGCTCTGTCGCGTCTAACTGCTCCAATCTTCACACAGGCTATTCAGGTGTTGGTCGATGCGTTCAAGCAAGCGGCACCGGCTATTGACGCCATGGGCAAACAGCTTGGCAATATTCCGACGTTCGTGGCACCTATCGCCGCGGCTTTCTCAGCCATGGCACTCAGCGGCCTTGCTCCGGTTATTGCCAATATCCCAGTGCTTAGTGCTTTGCTCGGACCTCTGTCTGGCTTACTTAGTGCGCTGGGTGGACCTGTTGGAATTGCCATCGCCGCATTTGCCGGACTGGTTGCGGTGTCTCCACCACTACAGGATGCGCTCGGCAATCTTATGGGCGCACTTGGTGAGCTTGGCAATGCGCTGGGTCCAATCTTCGGCGCGGCAATAGACGCCATCGTTCCAGTGCTTAACTCAATCGTTGATGTGCTCGGCGGAGCGTTCGCGGTTGTTGTCAATGGTGCGGCGGATCTAATCAAGATGCTCGCGGACGCAATCACGGAGCTATCTACTGGCGGAGGATTTGATGCGTGGCTTCAGTCTATGCAACCAGTGGCCGACTTCGTCATGAGTATCCTACAGCCTGCACTTGACGGACTAAGCACGGGCGCGGGTCTTATCGTTGAAGCATTTAGCGGGTTCGGCGAAGCTGTCGGCGGAGCGTTTGAAACTCTATCGCCATACATTGAGACTGCAAGAGACGCCATTTCTCAGTTCGCTGAAGCTTGTCAGCCACTTGTTGACACAGTCCTGCAGAACTTGGGCGTAGCGCTTACTACAGTGGCCACAATCGTGTCCGTGGTGTTTGGTGCGGCGTTTGAGGTTGTCGGCGGTATCGTCATGACGGTTATGGGTACTATCTCCGGCATTATTCAAACCACGGTCGGCGTAATTCAGACGGTTATCGGCGTGTTTGTTGGCATCTTTACAGGCAACTGGCAGATGGCCGCCAATGGCGCGCAGACAGTGTTCCAAGGTATGAGTACGACCGTCACGAGCATCGTGAACGGTCTTTCGTCTGCTCTGTCCGGCATTGTCAACGGAATCGCCGGAACGTTCCAGGCAGTGTTTAACGGTATCTCGACCACAGTGGGCAACATCTTCCACGGTATCTCGAGCACGATTGGCAACGTCATGGGCGACGCTAAGAACACCGTATCCGGAGCTTTGGACGCTATCAGTGGATTCTTCCGCGGTCTTCATCTTGAGTTCCCAAAGATTAAACTTCCACACTTCAGCATCTCCGGCACATTCTCGCTCGCGCCACCATCAGTCCCAAGCCTGGGCATTGAATGGTACGCCGACGGCGGTGTTCTGATGAACCCGACCATGTTCGGCATGAACGGAAACAAGGCCATGATTGGCGGCGAAGCAGGACCCGAAGCGGTTGCGCCAATTAGCACACTCACAGGCTATATCAGCGACGCGGTGAACAACTCTAAGGGTGACGACGAGCTGATTAGTGAGATTTCAGGACTGCGTGAAGATGTGCGCAATATGCGCGTTGTGATGGATGGCCAGACGGTCGGCACGATCGTCTCGCCGTATGTGGATTCAAACCTCGGAGAATATAAGGTGGTGGCAAACAGATGACGGAACTAACAGACACGTACGAGATTGTTGTGGATGGAGTGCCGCTCTGCGCCACCTACCGCATGGCGGTCACGAACTACGCAGACAAGCCACCAGCCACCAGAACGTCTACGGTATCTATTCCTGGACGCGATGGCGTGCTGGACTTGTCTGAGTGGCTGACGGGCGCGCCGGTATTCGACAAGCGAACAATCACCATCACACTCTCACCGCTTGATACGCATGACTGGGCAAGCGTAGAGATGACGCTGACCGCGCTGCGTAACATGCTTCACGGCAGGCGCCTAGAGTTCACGTTGTCCTGGGACGAGGGTTATACCTACACAGGACGCTTCGAGGTTACCTCCCAGACGCTCTACGACGAGACGGCAGCCATCAAGCTAACAATCATTGCAGATCCATATAAGTCGCGCGGCGTCATGCACTACGAGCTTGACGGTGAGCTTGGTAAGACCTACATCATCGACGGACCCGCGCATGCGGTTGTTCCGACCATTACATGCCAGGCGCGCGCACTGGTCAACATCAACGGGCGAACCGTTGACCTTCAGCCGGGTGTGTGGATAAACCGCGACCTGGAGCTGCACAACGGAAAGAACCGCGTAACCGTGAACACTACGCCGGACTACGGAACGGCCATCTGGCGCGATTATGCGGGGCTTACATGGGAGCAGCTTGACGACACAAGCCTGGCATATGTTGGCCGCGCTGGAAAAAACAGGCTCAAGGGTCTGAAGTGGTCCAGTCTTGCCGGTAAGAAGTGGCAGGATATGCGCGGAACATGGCGCGAGCATGCGTACGTCGATGACGCGGAGATGCACAACAACACAACAGTTATGCTCGACTTTGATTGGAAGGACATTTAATGAGCACAAAGACTCCAAGGCTGGGTCTCACGAAGCCTGACGTCACGGACGAGACTGTTCAGACTATTAAGGACCTCGCCAAGAACTTCGACCTCCTGGACGCAATGTTTCCAGTGGGTGCAATTTATCAGAGTACTAAACCAACCGACCCATCAACATTTTTAGGCGGTACATGGCAGGCTCTGAATGGCGTATTTCTCCTGGCACAGTCACAGAAGTTCCCCGCTGGCTCAACAGGCGGCGAGGATACTCACACGCTAACCATTAACGAGATGCCATCACACAGCCATGACACCTCGATGCTTTATGGCCATACTTGGGGCAGTGGTAACCAATGGACGGCATACTCCAGTGGCGATGTAACAAACTACCGCTTTAAGGTTGATCCAGTCGGCGGCGGGCAACCACATAACAACATGCCACCATATCGTTCCGTTTATATGTGGGAGAGGGTGGCATAAATGTATGTGCTGACTTATGCGGGAAACGTCATTCATGATCCGCGTGAGGAAGGCGTGCAAATCTCAGCCGGTAAGCTTGTAGAAGAGTCGGGGCAATCTCCGACTATTTCTTTTACCGTGCAACCAACACACCCACTCTGGCGCGCGTTCAACCGTGAATCGGTCATGAACACCGAGCGCGAGATTGAGCTCACGGAGCACGAGACACAGAAGATTCTCTTCCGTGGTCGTATTCGCAAAGTGTCGATGTCCATGAATGGATCTATTGACGTCACCTGCGAGGGCGCTATGGCGTACCTCAATGACACCACAGTTCGTCCATATAAGACATATGACACCGACGAGATTGACTGCGAAATTAACGCCCCCGCTAAAGCTGGTGAGCTGTTCGAGTGGTTCATTGAGCAACACAACTCGCGCGTGTCTAACCGATGCGAGAAGTTCAAGGTAGGCATTAACGCTGGCATTAACTTCGGCGCGCTTCAGCGTGGCACTGGCACACGTCCAACCACATTAAAGGAGATGCGCGAGAAGCTCACGAAGCTCTGTGGTGGTTATTTCCGTGTTCGCTATGTGGGCGAGGATAATTACCTCGATTGGTTGAACGCGGACGGTTCAAGCGAAGCTGCGCAGTCTGTAGAGCTTGGCCAGAATCTTCTTGATCTAAACACCGGCGCGGATGGTAAGGACATCTACACAGCCATCGTGCCTGTAGGAAAGACTGGCGAAGGCGAAGACGAGAAAGACGTAACCATCGATGACGAGCACGTCTACGTTGGCGGTGGCTATGACATTGTCGGCGACGCGGTCGTTGATACTGCAATGGCCGAGCGCTACGGCGTCATAGAGAAAATGATGGAGTACGACCATCTGAGCCAACCACAAGCACTTGCGGACAAAGCAGTGGCTGACCTTGCAGCGGGTAAACTTTCCGATTCCATCACGGTAAGCGCCACGGACTTGCACTATGCAGACGCGACCATCCAGCAGATTGATTACTTGCAGCGCGTCCAGGTTACAAGCGAGCCACATGGCATTGATCGCATGATGCTTTGTGTTGGTCGCACGATTAACCTCGTGGACCCAAAGGCCACGCGATACAGCTTCGGCGCAATCGAGGGAACGCTGACCAAGAGCGGAACAACATCTCAGGAACGCACGCAGGAAGCCACTGAGAAGCGTCTGACCGCCCTCGCATCGACCACGCGAAAGACAGTGGAGGATACCCACAAGACGACCGTAGCAGTTGCGGCCGTCGAGGAGAAAGCGGTAGCGGTTGAGAAGAAGGCTGACGCAGCAACAGAGAAAATTGCAGACGTAGCAACCACAGCAACAGCGGCGGCGGAGAAAGTCGAGACTGTCGCGGCTAAAGCTGAGAAGGCGGCGGAGGAAGTGAGCCACGTAGCAACAGATGCAAAGAACGCCAAAGATGCAGCAAAGGAGGCGAAGACCATGGCGACGAAAGCGCAGAGTGATGCTAATGAAGTCAAGAGTGCGGTTGCAAATCTAACCAACACGTTCTCACACGATGTAGATGGCGCACACGTTGGCGATAAGGCAGGTATGCACACTACTATTGACGCTCAAGGAATGAAGCTACTGAACAATCAAAAGGAATTAGCGTCTTTTAGCGCCGGTATTGTCACCCTTGGAGGAACAGCCCTAAACATCGTAGCGGACTATAGCAACGGTAGAGACGATAGCAGGGCTACGGCGTTGATGACCTCTAATCTGCTTATTAAGCCTACTAACGGGCTTGAAACAGAAGCGGTGTACATGGCTAACCGCCTAACAAGCAGCGATAGAATGAACACTACCGCCATTAGTGCAAACGTTAGCAGTCTGAGCGTATCAACTAACAACAATGCTCAGAAAGTAAATATTACGTTTGAGCAGCTTATTAAGTTGCTAAAGTTCACCCCGTGGATAACACTAATGGACAACGGCGCATGCCGTGTACGCTACTGTTTTCGTGGTGGAATGGCGTACCTAGATTGTTACCTCGCAGCGGGCTATTCGACGTATACAACCACAGCGCAATTACCCGATGAGGTACTACCCGCAATCAATGGATATTACCCGCTTGGCACTCAGACCGCTAATAATACGGCAAAAATTTGGGTCGGTGCAGCGGGTGGCGGTGACGGTCATGTGTACTTTTATAACTGGTCGAGCGGTTACGCTACGGGAATTATTCCGATTCTTCCTAAGAGTCTCGAGTAGGAGGTGACGTTATGAACCCACTAACATTCGAGCAGATTGTCGCTGCGGTGTCATTTCTTGGCATGGTGCTAACGCTCATCAATGGCGCTAAGGCTATGAACCGTGCAAGCCAGGAAGATGCCATGCGACTCGTGCGCATCGAAGAAGGCGTGAAGCAACTCAAAAGCGACATAGACGATACTCAGAAAGCCTTCACGGCGTATATGGCTCGCACCGATGAGACTATTACGAATATCCGTGATGCCCTCTCTATTCATGACACCCGTCTGGCAGTGGTCGAGGATGTGACTCGCAACCAGGCGGGACGGTTAGAACGCCTAGAGCAGGCGAATACACACTAATTCTGATTTAAGGAGAACAACATGATTAACTGGAAAGTACGTCTTCACAACCCTGCGTGGTGGCTTGGCATGGCTGGCATTGTCATGAGTCCAATCCTTGCATACCTTGGACTGGCATACTCTGACCTTACTACATGGGGCAGTCTTGCTGATGTATTTGTTAAATTTATCAGTAACCCTTACCTCATCGGTACTGTGGTTGTAGCGGTCCTTGGTGCTATTGGAGTCACGGTTGACCCAACCACAAAAGGTATTGGCGATTCTGCACGTGCAATGACTTACGACAAACCAAGCGTGAGCCCTTTAGACGGGGGAGAGCACTAATGGCTGACTTTTCAGGCGAGATTACCGCGGATGCGTATATTCCAACGTCAGCATATTCGGCTGGACGAGACGGCCATTCCGTGCAGTATATCGTGGTACACCACGAAGCTGCCACGGGTTTAGACGGTGCAGCCATTACTGCCATGTGGGACAGGATGCAGGCACAATCCGCGCACTACTCTGTGGACGGCGCGGGCACTATCACCCAACACGTACTGGAGAGCAATACCGCATGGGCGTGTGGCCGTTGGACTGCCAACTGCGAGAGTATCTCCATTGAGCACGCCAACAACTCCACATCGCCCTGGACTGTCTCTGAAGCTACCCTAGAGAGCGGCGCGCACCTCGTGGCCGCTCTTCTCATTAAGTACGGACTCGGATACCCGCGATGGGGCGGTAACGTCCGACCACACAAACAGATCGTGGCGACCGCTTGCCCTGGCGAGCTTGCCGGCTCTCAGAATGTTCACTATATGGAGCGTGTGTGCTACTGGTATGAAGTTATGACCGGCACCCGCACAACTTCTGAAGTTGGCTGGCACACCAACGGCAAGGGTTCTTGGTGGTATCAGACGGGCGCAACCGCTGACGATTACGCGGTAGGCTGGCTCAAAGTCGGCGATAAGTGGTACTACTTCAACGAGTCCGGCTGGATGCTTACCGGCTGGGTATTCGCTTCATGGGGCGGCTCGGATAAATACTGGTGGTACTTCGGCGATGACGGCGCATTGCAGTTCGACAAGTGGATTGAGTACAATAACGGCTGGTATATGCTTCTGTCTGACGGTCGCATGGCTACTGGTTGGCAGGAGCGCGACGGTAAGCGTTATTACCTCGACGAGACAGGCCGCATGGCCGCAGGCTGGCTAAAGCTGGATAACGACTGGTATTATCTGCGTTCCGACGGCTCACGAGTTGAAGATTGCCTTTACGAAGTCGGAGCAGACAACATCTGCGCCTTCGACAAGGAAGGCAAACTGCTCACAGGCGACATTACAGTCACTACCAACGACGATGGATACATCGCTGGAATTAAGTAATATTTACCCCTCCTGGCTTTATGCTGGGAGGGGTATTTTTGTGTCCCAAGCGCGTCCCAAATGGCATTTTTACGCGTATCTTCTGAACCTTATCGCCAACAAAACTGCACTTAATACGCATATAAACAATACAGAAATTAAACTGTTACAATAGATTGTCTAGCTTGAACTAGGTCAGCGGTCGTTGCTGCCTCCACTGAATAAACTATTCGAGGGGAAATTATGGCCTTTACGAGAAAAGAATTCTTGTCCCTTTCTGCTTTAGGAGCTGCAGGTACTTTGGCTGCATGTACTCCACAGGCAAGGACGTCTGAGGATACGAATCAGCCTGCATCTAACGTGGACCTTGAAGAGTTCAAGTCACTTAAGCTGGACATGACCCAGTGGAGTTATGACGAGGATAATGACTGCTACTATCAGCTGGGCATTCAGTACTGCACTAAGCCTGCAAGCAAGTCGGTAAACACTCTCTCGGTCTTTGTACCTGGAAAATATTTCTCGGGGACCAAGAAGGGCTCTACCTACGAGTGCGAAGTAAGCGAGAAAGCCGTTGTAGGCAGCTTCACCGCAAGTACCGCGCCAATTGTCATGCCTATTAACACAGCAACGCTGTTCCCTCAGAGCGCTCCTACAAGTTACTCATACGAAGGCCTTGCGCCGTACCTTGAGGCTGGCTTTGTGTACGTATACGCAGGTTTCCGCGGTAGAAGTGCCGGTTACGATTCAACCACAGGCTCGGACGAGCTTTACGCAGGCGGCTCTCCTTGGCCAGCAGTAGATTTCAAGGCAGCTATCAGGTATTTGCGCTACAACAACGAGCTGCTCCCATGCAATACATCAAAGATTTTTGTGTTTGGCTTTGCAGCCGGCGGCGGCCTCAGTGCGGTGCTGGGAACCTCGGGAGACTCTCCGCTCTATACGCCATATCTTAAAGCTGTTGGCGCTGCTACACATAGCGAGAAGGGCGAGCAGCTTTCAGACTCTATTTATGGCAGCGCTTCATGGTGTCCGGCAACCTCATATGACCTTGCAGACGCAGCGTATGAGTGGTCAGCTGGTCAGTATGCAGATGCAACAGACTCCCGTGCTGAGGGTGTATGGACCCAACCTCTCTCGCAAGATCTTGCTGGCGCATATGCTTCATTTGTCAACAACATGGATCTTCTCGACAGCAATGACAGCAAGGTCAGTCTTGATGAGACTAACTCTGGCGTCTATACCGCTGGATCATATGCAGACCTTCTTATCAACGAGCT